TCATAAACATTATTATCTTCACAATTGGGTTTATTTTTCGCCAAAATGTATTTACGATATTTAATTTCTTTCAAAATCATTTCTAAATTATTTTCTTTACTATGTAAAAGTTCTTTAAGAAAACAAAGTTTATTGTTAAAATCGTTTATGTCTGATTCAATCTGCATTATTGTATTAATCAAATATTTTTCAATATAAAATAATTCATCCATAGTTTTTTCAGATAAATCAGAATTATCTTCAAGTAAAAATGACATTTTATTATTTATGATTATTTTTTTACATTTCAAAAGCCGATTTATTACTAAATCAATTTTTTTACACCTTTTAACATTTCAAACGCCGATTTTTACGGCATTAAAAAAATAAAAAGCATAAAATCAATAGTAGGAGTTTCACCTACGATGGTCTTACTTTTTCATCTTCCTTTTGTTTATTTGAAGATGTGAAAGACGAAATTTGAAAACATAATGGTCGTTCTTGTTTATATATCCAACAATTCGCTAAATTCATTATGTTTATGGAAGAATTAGCATCTCTTGTTCTAAATACGATTTTTTTGTTTTCGCAACTCACGCAATTAGAACAGACCAATAATCTAAATACTTTCTTCCCTTCTTTATCTTTGTAATACTCTAAATCATTATTACAATCGCAACACTTTTTACTTGTATTACATTCATTTATCGTTATTGTATCATATTTCTTATGAATAAGTTTCCTTAATCCTTTATTCATCGTAGGCATAAAATGTTTCATTTGAGAAGACCTACTCCAATTACCATAACCAATTAGTATATTTTCACCAAATATTTCTTTAATTTTATTAAGGAATGTATCTATACTTTTCTTACCATAACTATATTGTCGAAACTTCATTTTTCTCCATATATCTCGTTTATAAAAATCGGTTGTTTCTATATTCAATTTATTCTTTTCTACTAAATATATTTTGAATTTATTATAATCAACTGATTTGCTATTTTGAAATGATAAATGAGTTTCTTTTTCTATGATTTTGTGTTTATTTCTTTCCTCTAATAAAATCCGTTGATTTGTTTTTGCTTTACTTTCTCGTTTTCTTTGTGGTGCTGTATATTGTAGTTTGTTTCCATTTTTATCCATCATATATACTAATGAACGCTTACCAGGGTCGCAACCTACAATATTTCTACCTTTCAAACTATCTAATTGTTCTATGGATAAATCTTCAATGTTATAAAAATCTTGTTCTTGTAAAACAGGCACTCTTGACCCCCATTTTTTATCTTTCAAATCTTTTCTGATAAACAACAAACAACAACTAATTCCGTCAGTTTGTATTTGGTTATGAAATTGATAATGTTTATTTTTGAATATTTTATTTTTCAGGTCTAAAAAATTAGACCATACTTCATTTTGATTATCTTTTATATTACTTAATAATTCACCCTTCTTCACTTTATTACCTTTACTATCTTTTTCAGGACAAAATAAATTTATCAAACTTGCTGTATCAATAATAATATGTTTTGGAATGATATTGTTTCGTAATGGTAAAGGTTGAAATAATTTATTTTCTTGTTTTTCTAATACTGAATTCATATATAACATTCCATTCAAATACTCAAATGGTCTAACCTTAATATCATAGTGAATTGACTTTTTAATTTCAGTAGGTAAAATGTTATGTAAATGAGTGAGTTTCCAGTTAGAAAATATTTCATCCGTTTCATTCAATTCTAATAATTGTTTTTTGAATTGGAATAAAGTTGCTTTATCTTCGGTAATTTCATTGGCGGTTTTATTTATAAATCGTAAGAAATGCTGAATAAAATGTTCTTGGAAATTATTATGTAAAGAAGTATGTATTTGCGTTGCTAAATAAGGTAGTAAGAAAGTAGTATTTTTCAAATTAGTTTTCTCGTGGTTCAGTAAAGGTTGATATTCGGTTTTGTAAAATATATCTAACATTTCTAATAGTTCAGTATCCTTTCCTTTCTTCCCTCTATTATCACGACTACCTAATGATTTAATACAATACAAAATAAATGTTTCATCTATCATTGGTAAGGGTTTGTTATTGGTATAACAATTCAAAATATATAACCGAATAAATTGATATGTATGAATAACTAAATCATTCATTTCAAAAACTAAATTGTTAATGACTGGTTGTATCGTATCGCGATGAAGAAGAATAGTTTTGAGTGGTATTTTGAAAGTTTTATAGGCAGATTTTTCATTATTCCTCATAACTTTGTGAAATTCTTGGAATGTGTCCTTTGGTTTTTTCTTTTTCACCATTCTATATATTTACTAAAGAAAATAATTTTAAGTAGTTTTAACGAAAAAACTTCTAAATATTTACATTTTCTTTTATTTCATTTTTATTGTCTTCTATTTTTTCTTTCTTTTTTAGATATGCTCTCTTATTGTATTCTTGTTTTTTTTCCTTTGATATATTGCTGTTGTAATTTGTTTTTTCTTTATATTCTCTAACTTTTTGTTTAATTTCTTCTTTATGTGTTTCATAAAATTTTTTACTTCTTTTAGGTGCTGTGTAATTTTTTAATTTTTCTTTCAATAAGTCAATTTCTTCTTTTAATAATAAATTTTCCTTAATAAGTTCTTCGTTATTCATTAAGGTATTATAATAAATTATTTTTATATATTTTTTACTATATAAAAATCGGCGTTTGAAATGTTAAAAGGTGTAAATATAAAAAAAGCGTAAACTACTTATTCAATTAAAATAGTTACGAATTAATTTAAGTAAACTTAATCACTTTTATATTAGATGGAGGGTCATCATACTTTTCTTCTCCTAATTCTGCTTGTGCCTCTACATATTGATAATTAACAAATAGATTTGTTGTTGTAGCCTGTAAATTTGTAGGAATAGCAACAGGAATTTCATCCGCAATAACTAGAGGCACATATACTTCCTGATTTGTTTCTTTCGAGTCGTGATATAAACGCAATGATTCATAAAATTCTTTTACTTTTTTATTGATACGGATTCGTCTCGCATCAAATGATGTAAGATACAACCCATTTAAGCTCTTAACTCTTGACAGCGCCACATAAGTTTGACCACATTCAAATATACCACTTCCTACATCAATTTCCGCAGCATCTAGAGTCGCGCCTTGTGATTTATGAATTGTCAACGCCCACGATAAAATTAGTGGCACTTGCGAAACGCCAATTCCTGGAATTTTATCACTTACCCAAATATGTCGTGTCATTACCATCTCAATTCCGTTATTATATTTTACTTTCGGGCAACCAGTAAGTTCGCAAAAATCTTTAACGATACCTTGACTTCCATTACATATCAAAATATCGCCTGCTTCTGATTTTATATTTATAATACACATTACTTGAGCTCCAATCTTCATTTTCATCTCCTTTTCACACATCAAATTTCCAGCTAAGAAATCCAATTCTATTTGAATATCTTGATCTGTAAATTGTCGCCTCGCCTCTTTTTCTCCTTTTGTCATTTCTAAGTCCTTTAAATACTTAATTTTATATTCTTTTTCTTCGCCATGTAGTGCCGACATTTTTGTTATATTGATTTGTTCTACCTTGTTCTTTGTAGGATATAATTTTGTTGGTTCTGCCACTAAATTAGGGTCTATTTCTCGCCCTACATATTCTAGAAGCAATTCATTCGATCTTTTCTTTATTCTTCCCTCCCTAATTTGATTCAAAATTGATGAATAAATTTCATCTGTTTGCCTAAAAATTTTTTTTAACTCTATTTGGCTGTCACGATGAAATACTGAATTCCAATCATCACTCTCAAAACAAAAACGCTGGGTATCTGGCTCCAAATAATCTCCAACTGGAGGCAGCTGATAAAAATCACCTGAAAATATCAACTGAATACCGCCAAATGGTTTCTGATTTCCTCTTATCGCTTTTCCTATATCATTTAACATATTAAATAACTTTAGTGACAACATACTCACTTCATCAACAACTAAAATATCTGTTCCCTTCCAAACTGCTTTTTGAAATTTATTCTTTTTTATCTTGCTAATTATATTTTCAGTTGTTCCATTTCCTAATCCGATACTCGCCCAAGAATGTAGCGTTTTTGCTTTACAATTTAATAAGATTGAAGCACATCCAGTTAATGCTGTAACATAAATGTCTTTAAATCTTGAATTAGCATGCTTATATATCATCCTAATTAATTCTGATTTTCCTGCACCACCAGGACCTGTAATAAATATGTTGTGACCTTGAACATATTTATCAAATGCTATTTGCTGTTCTTTTGAAAGTTCCATTTTATTTATTTATATTTTTATTTTTAATATCATTTTAATATCAATTTTAATTAAAATTAACCGCAAACATTCTTATATTACCATAATACAATTTATCTGTATCAGCATCTACTCTAATAGCATAATAGTATGTTCCTGTTGAACCAAAATTACTATCATAACATTGCATAGTTGACGTTGTTCCTTTCAATGATGATGATTTTGCTTCTACTGACCATAATGATGTATTTAATAATGACAGATCTTCACCATCTATTATTGGATTAAACACATCACTTTGAGCATTATTTGCCAAATTTACATATGATACTGGTAAATTTCTACCTGTCATCCCTGTGGATGACCTTATTATAGTTGTAGAAATATTATTTATATGACTAGAACCTCCATTAGCAGTAGATAATATCTGACAAGAAGCATTTATTAAAAATCTACTATTTACATTTGTAACATTTACAGCTAAGTTTACAGTATCAAGAAAATAATTACCCGTATCTCCTAGTCCTGATGTATTTGGTCCAGTAAATCCTGTGTTTATAATACTATTTATATTTAATGATAATGAACTTGAAGCACCTGTTGGACCTGTGACTGAACTTGAAGCACCTGTTGGACCTGTATATGAAACTACACTCCCTGTATAACCGGTTGGACCAGTTGGACCAGGAGTAGTATTAATGGGTCCTGTTGGACCTGTTTCTCCATTATTAAATAGTAATGAATAAGATGGACCTATAAATCCTGCACCACTATTATTAATTAATTGCGCACGCAAATCTGTAAAATATTGACCAGATGGTCCAGTTCCAAATATATTCCAACCCCCTATACTTCCTAAAGGTGCTAATTCGTTAATATTTGGACCAATATTTATAAAAGGTGTCGCAAATCCAAATTCTGAATAAGCGAGTGATGCTAAATTAGCACCAATTTTAGCAAAACTGTTTCCCGTTGGACCAGCAATATTGAGAGAACCTGGACCAATGAAAATCTCTTTCCATCTTAAATCTGTATATCCAAGTGAATAAGTGTTTGATTGTGTAGGAATAAAATTACCTGAAATATCTATTTGATTCTCATTAACCCTCAAATTATCTGAATAATATATACCTCCAACATTATCAAGTAAAACTGAACCTAATCCTAAACCTAATATATTTATAGCACCCGTTGGACCAGTATAACCTGTTAAACCACTTGGATTTCCTTGTGGACCTGTAGGTCCTCTGCAACCTCTACCAGTTGGTCCTGTATAACTTTCGCCAGGAGGACCTGTATATCCTCTCTGACCAATACCAGCAGGACCAGCAGGACCAGGAGGACCAACTGGACCCTGTGTTCTTAAATCACAACATCTTTTAGAACCTAAGTATTGTGGATAATTAGAATGATATCTTGACATATATAATATTTATTTAATTTTATTTTCGTTATTTAGTGTAATATGTACAATTTTATCAATAATATGAATACTAATCAAAGCTTTAATAAAATTAGAGCTAGTTATACTAAACCTAATAATTTAAACCGTGGCATACCTCTTCCACCAATTCAAGAAGCAAAAACTATTTCATTATTTAGCCAACCTTATTTAGATACATACAATCAGTGTTATAAAAATATTGTTGTTGTTAATTTAAAACCACAAGGACCATTAGGTGATTTAGTAAAATTTGTAAAATTTCCACCATTAAGTGAATTTAAACAGCCTGGACCATGTAGTCCTTTAAAAGATTGTGGATATGCTATTATGTCACTTTATGGATATTATGCCGGTTGTGGTGCCAGTAAAACTGGATGTAGCGAGTTAATGGTCGTAGATGAAATTCCTAATTTAATATCATATTTGGTAAGTAATTGTTATTCAGTTGACACTAATATAACAAAAATGTTTAATACTAGTGACATTAGTTTTGATACTAATACTGGTAACAAATTAATATGTTTTGTTACATATAATGGTTAGGTATGTTTATTCTTATCAATAGTAGTTACTTTTGATATATTTCTTATTATTTTTTCTTCATTTTCCGCATTACTATCATTTAATGATTCTATTACTATTTTACTATATTGATCTGAATGTTTTGAATCATAATCATTATAGTCTGGATATTTTTCTTTAAATTGTGGAAATAGTTTTTGATTTTTAAAAGCTATTGTTTTGATAAATTTCTTCAATTTTTTATCATCTTCATCTTTTTCCCACTTATCTTCATCTTTTATATAAATTGTTTCGCGTTTTTTATCTGTACAATGAACTGGTCTCTCTGTTATATCTAGTGCGTTTAGATTTTTCACAATTATATTCGAAATTCCCTCTACATAACCTAGTTCACCAACACTTATTAAATCTGATAATTGGAGTTTTATCGAGTTAGCAAAATCAGTAATATTCATAGCATTCTTACATGTTTCGTTTAAGAAAAATTGAAGATTAAATGAATTATTAGTGGTATTATGTGAATTATTATTGTTGGTTGTATTATTGTTATTATTTGTTGTTGTTATTTGTTTAGACATCTCGATAATAGCGTCTTGGACTTTATTATTTTGTTGAAATAACATTAAAACAAGTTCTTTAGTAGATATTTCTTCATCTGATTTTTGTTCAGAACATGTTTTTTTATGTTTCCATAATCCGTTTCTTGATGAATATTCTTTATTACAAATTTCGCACGAGTAAAAATTATTTTTGCTACTTTTTGCTACTTTTGCTACAAAAGTGTCACCTGGCGTCACCTGGATATGTTTTGCTGTCAATAAATGTTTGTTCCAATTAAATTTCTTAGAGCAAGTATAATCACATTTTTCACAATAAAAATCTTTTGCTACTTTTGCTACTTTATTTTGTTCACTAAATGTTTCCATATGTCACCTACAGAAAAAAATTTTAAGCCTTTTTACGAAAAATATAAAAAAACTTTACAATCACAAAAAATATTTTTCAGATTAATTTGTGACGATAATTTTTCAATATCGTCAGCGTAAATTTTCGTCAGTAAGGAGTATTTTGGCTATCCGATTTTGGACATTTTTTTTGTCCATTTTGAAAAAGTTAAAATACTTTTCATTTTTTAAAATCAGTATTTTCTCTTCATGTGTAGGGAAGTTTTTCGGACCCTTTTTTCAGAAATTCAAGATTTCACCTTCATCATGTAGTGATCAGTCTTTAAGTTCTTTTTTAAATATATATTATTCTTCGATTCTCTCCAAAATTTTACAAAAATCTAATTGATATGGAGATGAAAATCTACAATTATAAACCTTAAACTTACTACCATATGTTTCAACAATATCTCCCTCATACATATCTTTTAAAGTTTTATCAAAAATCCAATCATATTTAAACATTGTATATACATATCTATTAGGATCATCTTTATACCATATACATATTCTATAAAATATACCTCCAATATTATGATCTTGTAAAATTAAATAACATTGAATATCCATATCATTTTTTTTCATAGATTCTTTTTTGGTATCAACTATACTATTATATAACCACCATCTATCATTCAGATTATTAGGATCCAAATTGAACCAAGGTTTGTACATTAAATTATATATGTTTTATTTTTATATAAAAATTGATTTAAATTTATAATTTATATTGTAAATTATAAATAGAAATGACAGAAGAAGTTAACTTTGATTCATTAAATATACAAATTTCTGAAATTATAAAAAGATATACAATTGAACAACAGAGAGAAATATTTGAATATTTAAGTGAAATGGATGAACATAATAGAAAAGCCTATGATATAGCATATAGTCATCTAGGCACTTCCTTCAATATTGCACGCAGTAATGGTTTCAAGGAGTGGCAAGCTCATAAAAAATCTAAATAGCAAATCTAACTCGCTTTGATTTACCTCTGTATTTTAATAATCTACGCCTCGTTTTTCTGGCACCAGCAGCTTGAGTTGTAACTGGATTTTCAAATTCTTTTATTGACTTATCAGTTCTACTAGAAATTACATCACCTAATTTCTTTTTTTCTTCTAAAACCTTCAAACCTTCTTCAAATTTTGTTTTTGTTTCAAGAAAAGCGTCAGATGCTGCTTCAAGTGCTTCAGACCCTGCTTCAATTACAGCACTTGTAGCCTTAGAACCATCATTTAACATTTTTCCTACTTCAATAACAGCACCAACACCAGGAACAGCAGCCGCCATACCAGTTCCAACCTTAACAATACCGGATAAAGCAGCAGCACTAGCTTTTTGACTAGCATTAGCAGCAACATCAACAGCTTTTTGAATTGGTTTTTCAGAAGCTTCGAGAACAATAGTACCTATTTCACCAGCTTTTTCAATTGATTCTTTAACTTGAGCTTTAACTTCAGGTTTATTTAATGCTTCATTAAATTTTTCAGCAGCTTCTTTGACAATTTCAGCAGTTTTTTCAGCAGCTTCTGTAATAGCCTGTTTTAAATCATTACTTCCTAAAACTTCATTAACATTATCAATAATAATCGCACCTGTTTTGTTGACAACATTTGCTAATTTACCAATATTATTATCAACTTTTATACTGACATCTTCTTCTTCTTTAGATTTATTAATTCTCTCTAGACCTACAAATTTCAGACCAACATCTCCAACAGTTGTAGCTGCAGAAGAAACTACATTAGCTATTTTATTTTGAATCATGTCTATTATTCCTTCTCTTTCTTCTTTTGGTAAATCTTCTGTTTTAAGTTTTTCGGGGGGGGTAACATCTTCAATAGCACCACCTCTTTTAAATGTTCTATTTTTTTTATTTTTTTTAAGACATCTGGTTAATTTTGTCATATACTTATATTATAATAAGAAGTTTATATTATTATAATATCATAATTAAATTTATTTTTTCATTTTCTTAAAATCTGCGAATGATAAACCTAGCTTTTTATTAAATATCTTTCTATCTATCTTTTGTAAAAAATTAAAATTAGCAATTTTACCTTCATAAGTATAACGATTTGCCCTTTCTTTAAGAATTATCTTTGCATTTTCCTTATTTTCAGTTACTGATTTATTAGGAATACTATTCTTAGGTGGAGCTGCCATGCTAATTTTTCCACCAGCATCTTTATTATAGCTCTTAAATTTTGCGAAAACATTTTTCTTTTTCCCTTCGGGAATGGATTGCTGATTTTTTTCTGTTTCATCTGCTTTTTTATCCTCTTCTTCTTTTATTTTTTTTAATTCTTGTTCTTTATCCCATTTCTCTTGAAATAATCTGAGTTCTTCTTCCATATCGACAAAAATAGGCCTACAGCCAAATGATTTGACATATTTTCTGCCAACTACTTCCAAATATCTATATGGAATATTAACATCAGAATAATATTTAAATGTTTCTCTCTCCTTATCATATATCATAATAACATTTGCAATTGGCGTATTTTCAATTACATAACAATTTTTCAGTTTATCTAATCTTTTATTAATAATATATTGTGTTGATTGTTCAATAGAATTTTGATTTATTTGTCTTAGGCCTTCGTCTGTTTCTATTTCAATCTTAATTTTGTTTGCTTCCTCTTGTAGTTCTTGAATATCTGTTCTTCTATCTTCAAGAGATATTTTATCACCATCCTCATCACAATCTTCAACATAAGTAAAAGACTCTGGTTCTTCAGAAATCTCTTTTTCTAAATTAATAATTTTTTTTGTAATTTCTTCAATTCTATTTGTTTTCGTTTCAATATAACTATTACAAAAATCTTGAATAAGTTTTGTTAATTCATTATTTTCATCTTCGGTAAATTTCCAATCCTTATTAAGTCTTCTAATATCTTCTAAATATTTATCCTCATATTTAGACGGTTCTTCAAATTTTTCTTCAGGATTAATTTCAATATTATTTGGCTCTAAATTTTCATTATTCCAGAAATCAGGATAAAGCAATTTATTATAAAACATAAAAAAATCAGTATAAATGTAATAAAATCTAACAAAAAAATTTAATAAAATAGGAGGCACTCCATATCTGTTAAAATACCAAATCGCCCATATTATAAAAAGTGTTTTATCTATCATATGTATTATAATATTTATTTCTTTTAAATGATTTACGAATAAAGATTATTTCTACTACTACTAATTATTTCTTCTTTCTTCTAACATATCTCTTATTTCAGTAGTCAAAATTGGTAATTCGATTAGCTCGTAATTTTTTTCTTCAGATTCTGGATGTAATCTTACTAAATAAAGATCTTTTATTGTTTTACCATATTTTGTTTCTAGAATATATTTATATGTATTAAGCTGTAAAGCATAATGCCAGAAATTTGAGTCAGGCAAATGGCAAATAGATGGTGGTAAAGCAAATTTATTAAATTGATTAATTCGTGTAATATTTTTACAGCGTTTCCAATCATAAATTGATAATGTGCCATCAGGGTTTTCGTATACCATATCAATAGAACCTGATATCTTAAAGTCTTCATTAAAGACTGTCCATTCAGTTCGGTATGGCTTTAGATTAGGATTATCTTTAACAAAATTTATAAAATATTGCCATTCTAGTGGTTTTTTAAGTAATTTTGAACCATTATCACACATATAAATTTCAACTAACTCTTTATTGGTATAATGAAATGAAAATCGTTTATCATTATTAAAACATTCAATTTCAAAATGAAGATCAGTTCCTGCTCCTGAAACGGCATCTTTATTAGTATTCCATTGTAGCTTGATTTGCTCAGGAGTCATTCCCCAATATTTATGTCCTTCCTTCCAGCCAGACCCAGACATCATTTTGCTAATAATTTTATCAGAGTCAAATTTTTCAAAATGTTCATGAATCCAAGTGGTGACAGATGTATATTTTACATCAGGTTCCAAATCAATAATATATTTATGATCTTCTTCAAAGAATTTTATATGCTTGTCACGACGATGAGAATTTCTAATAGATAAAACGTTGTTTAGCACAGGCTTCATAATTAATAGTATAAATTTATATATTTAAATAATAAAAAAATCAATTTTTTTATTTAATAAAACTAATTACACCTTTTAACAAATATTATATCTCTTATGGACAACATTTTTATAACCAATATCAATTAATTCCGCACCATTATCAAAATTTAAAATATTATAATTTGTTAAAACTTCTGGAGGCACATAATATTTATTTATCTCTCCAATTGGTGTTTTACAATTTTGATTTAAAGATGTCATTGGGTTATTGAAGTTGGCTATTATAATTTTTGATGTTCTACATAACATTTCCTTTAAATTTGTTATTGAAGTATTATCATAATCCAATTCTTCGTATGGTGTTATAAATGTTATATTTAAATATTTATTATCATGTTCTACTTCAACTAATTCATTACTTAATGTTCCTCCATCTGCATAAAGTTGATTATTAAAATTTATTGGAGGAAACATACCAGGAATTGCCGAAGAACACATTAAAAGTAGAACTTTATTTGTATCATCTTGATCTTCAAAATTATAAATGTCTAATTTTCCTGAATACATATTTGTAGCACCTATTAAAGTATGGACAATTGGTTTATTTGACATTTTTTCTATAATAGTTGTTAAAGTTTTATAGAGTGGTTCTGTATTTAAAATTGATATACCAGTATTTGGTAAAACATCATAAATCATATGGTTCCTTATATTTGAATATAATATCTCTGAAGTTATTATACCTTTATTTATATCTGAATAATAAGAAAGAAAGCCTGCATTCAACGCCCCAGCTGAAATACCAGTATATAAATCATAGTTTGTTTCTTTATTTAATTCCATAACATATTTTAAGATACCGATTTCAACTGCTCCAAATGAACCACCACCACTAAACGATAATTGATTCAAAGAATTTACAAATGATAAAAAAGATAAAAAAATAAATATATAATTCATTTATTATATATTTATAAAATACTATTTAAATTTTCTCTTTTAATAATTTTATTTCATTTTTAAGTTCTTGTATTTCTTTTATTAAAATTGGGATTAATCCAGAATAATTGACATTTTGTAATTCTTCTCCATCTTTCACTCCATTTACTAAACAAGGAAATTGTTCTTGAAGCTCATGAGCAATTAAACCAAAATCTTGTTTTTTAGTTTTCTTATTGAAATATGTAACAGGTCTTAAACTATCGATATTATGGGTTTCATTTAGTATTTCAATATTCTCTTTTATACGATAATCAGATGTTGCATTAAAAACACTTGCGTTTACTTGTTCAGTAAAATTACCGTAAGAAAAAGAACCTGTTGTTCCTGTTATACCTGCTGGAGCTGATATTTGTTGTGATGCTGATAAATGAGAAAATGAACCTGTTGTTCCTATTATACCTGCTGGAGCTGATATTTGTTGTGATGCTGATAAATGAG